TAGACCTACACCAAGAAGAACGATTATTAGATAGATTTTTCCCAAGTTTGAAAGATTTTCCAAGCATCAGAGGAGCGTAAGCATGAGACTAGGATGGATTGTAGTAAAATTTGAGAAGGGGAAAGACCCTGAGCAGGTGTTCTTCTCCTGGGACAAGGTGGATGTCTTGGATATGGCGGATGAGTTAAACGAAACCGCACCCCAAGGCACATGGTACGGGTGGGAACGATCAACATAAAAACCAAGGAGAAAACTATGGACAAAGTAGAGCAATTCAGGTATGTCATGTGGGCGTTGGACAACTTCCCAAGCTTTATTGAGAGCCCCGATCAGTACCGCGCATCGCAGGTGGCGTGGGACACTCGCAAGACTAAACTGTTTGACCCAGAGTACCTCATGGCGAGAATGCGCTCTGAGGATCTAGTATTCCCAAAAGAATGAGAGGATAATCCTATGAGCACTATAATTGAATTCCTGCCCCTGATCGTGGCCATCATCGTGGTGGTCATGGTATTCAGACCGTGGGATCTACACTAAAGGAGCAATAAAATGGAAAACCAAGGAACCAAGATCGACATCGCGCGCTCGCGCAAACTCGCGGGTGAGATACTCGCGTCCAACGGCAAGTTCGTCACCGTGACATTTCTGAAGAAAGACGGAACCGTCCGCAAGATGAACTGCCGCACGGGCGTGACAAAGCACCTCAAGGGTGGAGAGTCTACGCTCAACGCCGATCAGTACATCACCGTGTTCGACATTGCCAAGGGCGCGTACCGCGCCATCAACCAAGACACGATCCTCGAGATCAAGGGAGTGGATGAGCCATGCTAGCAATTTTCGGAATCCTACTCTCCCTTGTATCGTTCCAAGCTGCAAGCGTGTTTGGCTTGTCTTCCTCATCCGTCGGTGGTATCCTCTTGGGGGTTACCATGATCGGATTGGGGTTATACTTTGGCAAACGATAAATCAAACGCGTCTGGCTACATCCGTAGCCTTTACGCCTACCAAACGCTAACCTTGGACGAGGAGCAGAAACTCTCCGGCATGATACAAGCCGGAGATCGCCCCGCACTCGAGCGCCTGGTCAAGCACAATCTCCGCTTTGTAATATCCGTTGTTAAGACAACCCCCGAGTGGCGCTACAGCGTGGTGCCACACGAGGATCTTATCGCGATGGGGAATGAGGCGCTGTTCAAGGCGGCGAGGAAGTGGGTGCCAAAGAACAACTCAAAATTCGCGACATACGCAAAGCCATTCATCACGCGAGGCATTCGTAGGTCGATTGATAATGAGTGGGGGTTGATCCGCCTACCCGTGAATGTATCCGAAGAGATACGCCGGGTGAAGTACGCGGAGAGATCCCTGATGCAACGACTCGGGCGCGACCCAACCAATGAGGAGGTCGCGCAAGAGGCCAAGACCCACCCAGACAGGGTAGTGCAACTGAACAACCTGATCGCCCGGGGGCCAATATCCCTCGAGTCGTTCAGCCCTGAAAACTTTCAAGAGGAAGACGAAGAATGAAGGAATACCAATTCACAAACGACTGGTTCGGCGTGGCACGAAACATGTGGCCATCGCTGATCAAACACCTGCCCGACAACAAGTCATTCCTGGAGATTGGCTCGTGGGAGGGAAGATCCACGATCTGGATCGCGGAGAACATGGCCGCGGAGATGGACGCGATGATCACCTGCGTGGACACGTGGCAGGGTGGCGAGGAGCACGACCCCAACGAGATGGGCGGTGTCTTCGCCAGGTTCAGCGCGAACATGAGCGCGCTCGCGGACAATCAGAAGGAGCGGGGAGAGAACATCCTGATCCGCGCCATCCGGAACAGGTCATCGCACGCACTCGCTGAGTTAATCCACGAGGAGCGCACATTCGACTTTGTGTACATAGACGGATCGCACATCGCCCGGGATGTCCTGATCGACGCGTGTATGTCCTGGTCAATGCTCAAGAATGGCGGGGTCATGGTCTTCGACGACTACATGTGGGCAGGATCTCCCCTGCTGTTGCACCGACCCAAGCCCGCGGTGGACGCGTTCACCTCGATCTTCGGGCAGGAGCTGCTGTTGCTGCACAACGGCTATCAGGTCGCAATCCAAAAGGTGACAACATGAGAGAGACCGATCTTTTCGCGTTGGCGATTGAGGAGGCCAAGAAGTTCAAGATGGACAACCAACCGCTCACCGAGATGGGGCGGGCTATATTCACCCGGGCGTGGGTTCGCGGCTACTACAAGAGCCAAGAGCACGCCGCCCGAAACAAGATGGGGCTAGACCTAAAATGACCAAGGTGACACTTACGGAGATAAAAGACGACAGCGGGGGTCTTGTCAAGATCATCGCAACGCACGAGAACGGTGAGCACGCGTACGACTTCTTGTGGACGCAGGACGAGCCTAACACCCCCGAGAACCGAAAAGAATTCCGCAGTTGGGTGTCCCAGTTTTTGGCTAACAAGGGACTAGAGTGAAACTTGCGCGGGGGTCGCGGGGGTTGCGGGGGTCTAAACACACTTATTCCTTTTATTTTTTCTTTCAGGTAAAATAAAAGTTAGAAGTGACTGGATATAGACCCCCGCAACCCCCGCGACCCCCGCGCAAAAAGAAAGGAAAGCATGGAAAAACCGCAATCTTTGCCGGTTGAGTTCGATCAGATACCGTTCGAGCTCAAGAAAATACCCCGTTGGGTTATGTGGCGCTTCGTTGAGGTCGGCGATGGCGACAGCCGCAGATGGTCGAAGCTGCCGGTTCAGTCGAACCTGCACGCGGCTAGCAGCACCAACCCGAGCACCTGGACGGACTTCTTGTCCGCGCAGAACGCGTACCAAACGGGCAAGTTTGACGGGGTGGGGTTCGTATTCGACGGCTCCGATGGCTTGGTCGGCATCGACTTGGACGATTGCTACGCTGAGGGTCAATTTACAGCCTCAGGAGCGTCCCAAATAGCCGAGTCGATACCCGGGTACATGGAGATCTCCCCGAGCGGCACAGGGGTCAAGATATTCACGCTGGCGGCCATCCAATCCGCGCATGTGGATCACGAGAAGGGTCTTGAGATCTACCCGCGAGGTCGGTACTTTACCGTAACCGGGCAACACATCGGCGGTGCGATACCCGCGTCCCCCATTGATCTGTCCCCAATTATACCTGAGAGATCGGTTCGGGTTACGGGTGACGCGTTCGCGGACTACACACCGCCCGTGGCTGAGTACGATGTCTCCCGGGTTGAGACGGAGCTGCTCGCGCACATCGACGCCAACTGCGGGTACGCGGATTGGCTGCGCGTGGGCATGGCGTTGCACCACCAGTTCAACGGCGATGTTGAGGCGTGCGAGGCGTGGGATCGTTGGTCTTCGACCACCACGGGCAATTACCACCCAGGCGAGTGCGCCCGGAAGTGGGACAGCTTCACCAAGGGCAAGGGCGCGACATTGCGATCGATCATCTTTGAGGTTAACCAAACAAAAAAGAAAGAGGCGCTGGCCCGGGGTGAGATCGTGCTTGAGCTCGCGCCACTCGACCACGCCCAAGAGTACCTAGAGTCGGAGCACACGAACGAGGAGGGAATCACGCTAGTTCACTACGCGTCTGAGTTTTTCAAGTACACGGGGAACTGCTACGAGCCGGTGGAGGACGCCACGGTAAGATCCAAGATGTACACGTTCCTGAACAAGTGCAAGAAGACCGACCGCAGGGGCAACCTGATACCGTTCGCGCCAACGCCACCATCGGTGAGCGCGGCGATCGACGCACTTCAGGCGATCATCCACCTACCACAGGCGGCGCACACGCACCCGCCCGTGTGGTTGGACGGGTTCGGGGATAGTAGACCTGAGGCATCGAAGCTGATCAGCCTGAAGAACGGGCTTTTCCACCTCGAGGACTCGGTGCTACTCCCGCACACGCTCGGTTTCTTCACGCTGAACAGTCTGCCATTTGAGTACGACCCAAGGGCGGAGTGCCCGGTGTGGGAGGGCTTCCTCAAGCAACTTTGGGAGCACGATCCGGAGTCGATCAGCACGTTGCAGGAGATCTTCGGGTACATCCTCTCGGGCGAGACCGACCAGCAGAAGTTCTTCAATGTCATCGGACCGCGCCGTTCGGGCAAGGGAACGATCAACAAGGTGCTCGTGGATCTGCTAGGTCAGCACAACACGGTCGCACCAGAACTAGGAGAGTTATGTGACACGTTCGGACTACAGCCATGGCTGGGCAAGTTACTTGCATCGTTTACGGACGCGAGGGCGCCGGAGAGGAATCGCTCTGCTGTTGTTTCTCAGCTTCTGCGTATTGTTGGTGGTGATACCGTCACCGTGAACCGCAAGAACAAGGAGGCGTGGAACGGCTACCTACCCACCCGCATCGTGATCTACTCAAACGAGGTGATGCAGTTAACCGAGAATAGTAACGCGCTCACCGGCCGGATGATCGTGCTCAAGATGACGAACTCATTCTACGGGCGCGAGGACACGCAACTATCCGCCAAATTAAAGGCCGAGCTCTCCGGGATATTTAACTGGAGCATGGTAGGTCTTCGACGCCGGCTAGAGCGTGGCGGTAAGTTCGTACAGCCCAAGTCTGGCACCGACCTATTGCGGGTGATGGAAGAACTATCCAACCCGTTGGGATCGTTCTTCGATGACGTTCTCATACTGGATCCGGAGGGTGAGGTGTCCAAGGATGATCTGTACCATGTCTTCAAGAAGTGGTCGATGAACAAGGGTCTGCACCCCGGAACAGATCTGACATTCAAGCGCAAGTTCTTGGCCGCAACCGGCGACAAGCCGATCACAACCGCGGAGAATCGAACCAATGGCAACCGGGTTCAGGTGTACCGAGGGATCAGGCTAACGACTAAGGCGCAGCAGTATGCCGACAGCGTTAACGACACCGTAATGGGGGAGGAGATATTTTGATAGTCGGAATAGGATCAGACATTGTTAGCATTGACCATGTTGGCAACTGCTTTAAGAAACAGTCTTGGGCGTTCGTTCACCGGATCTTGGGCAAACTTGAGCTCGACTACTTCGCGCAGATCTGCAATAACCGCGCAATGTCGGTGAGTTACCTAGCTCGCCGGTTCGCGGCGAAGGAGGCCACGCTGAAGGCGTTGGGTACCGGCATCACCCCAGAGATGGATCTGAGAGATGTTCAGATACTCAACGACTTTAAGGGCAAGCCTGATCTTCACATTGAAAAACCCGGCTTGGTTCACAACCGGGCACATGTTACAATCACGGATAACCACCGCGACGTTGTCGCGTTTGTCATACTGGAGAAAATATGAACGAAATGCACCCGTCGGGCATGACCCAAGAGCGCTGGGACTGGCCGTTCAAAACAGACGAGGAGCGCAAGCTCGTCGTTAAGTATTTCAGGAAGCAGGGCAAGGTAGACCCGGTTCAAGAGTACGGGGAGGCGCCGCTATGAGCATCGTGGGACGAATCGGGAAGTGGACATCAAAGGCCGCGATTGAGGAGGCGTTGCAGCACGTGGGCGACGAGGACCCGGTCATCATCGTCAGCATCAGCAGATCCGACAAGCAGATGCGCTACTGGACCGCGAACAGCACCAACATGGAGGCTAACTGGATGGCGGACAACATCAAGGATGACGTTATGGGAGGGAGGCTATGAGCAAGGCTGAGGACTATGAGGACGATGACGACATTCAAGTTTACAAAAAATATCGACATGAGGGAGACGAACACATGACAGACATCGTAAACCACCCGCCGCACTACAAGGACGGCGGGATCGAGACCATTGACTACATACGAGCCAAGAACCTTAACTACTACCGCGGAAACGCGGTTAAGTACATATCCCGCGCCGGTAAAAAATCAAAGTGCCCAGTTGAGGATCTCAAAAAGGCGGTGTGGTATCTCAACTACGAAATTGAAACCTTGGAGAAATTAAAATGAAACTGGACTACAACCAAAGAATTATGCTCGGCATGGAAATGTCAGGAAAAACATTTGAATCAAAAATTATTAGTTTTTCTGTTCAGCACGACAGTCGTTGTCCCGCCTTGAAAGGCGGCAAATGCTCTTGCACGCCCGACATTTCACTTAACGCCGACGGAAAAGAGTACACGATCGACGAAGAGGGAGTGCTGCACCCATGAACCTGGTAGAAAAGCAATACATCGTCACGAACGGCGGCGCTGGTGAGTTCGTCCTTTGGATGTTGCTAGTCATCGTGATCGGAATCTTAGTCGGCATGCGGGAGGACAAGAATGGCAGAGGCAGGTAAGGGATCGCGGCACCGTCCGGTGCTGGACCAGGCCACGTTCGACAAGAGTTGGGACCGCATATTCGGCGGCACCAGCTCCCCGTGCGTGGACGTTTGCGACATGGACTACGCGGCAAATATATGCCGCGGCTGTTATCGGACCATGGACGAGATCTCCGCGTGGGGATT